CAACCCTCATTTGAGTTTAGAGGGACCAGTATGACTGGCCTTTTGTGTTGCTTTGGTGTTTGCCCTGCGTTTTCTAAACATACATTCGCTGTATTGTTTATTTTGCCATGTTGTTGGCAACAGAAACACCTGATGAGGCCCTTGGGCCGAAACATTTTTAAGATGTTGTGTTATGTTTCAAAAGTTGTTTAAAATTCTACTTATAACCTTCGTAGGCCTCGTGGGCCCTTTTATTGCCATAGCTTTTGCTGCTATAGTTGGCTACCTTTTGGTAGCCCTGCCCAGTATCTTATTATGGTCTGGTGCAGTACCTTCTTTCGGGTTTGTCCTTTTTACGTCTCCTTTCTTGGGATTATTTCTTGTCCTGTGGCTTAGGGCTTATGTACGCAATGAGAAAAAGCTGATACAGCAGGTGGGCCCCCACCTGGCATTGTGGCATAATAGAGAAATATCTTGGCTCCCAGGTTTCGCTACACCATTGACTGGGGTGGTGATGGAAGGATGGGACCATTCTGGTCCCTTCCTTTCATCAATATGCCATTCTTTAGGACTACCTCAGTCAGTGGTAGAGGAGGCTTCTAAGGGCCTTTTGGTTTTTGCTTCATTATGGTGGAGCAAAACTATCTATTCTGTGGCATTCGTGGTAGACATACCACTATACTATTTGTTTACTGGCTGGCAGATCTGTGTCTACCTATGTGCTTTGAAAGCAGGGGTCAGGATGTGGAAGTCTGCACTGTACATTTGGCTGGGATTCCTCTTGACTCTTTGCTTTTTGCCTGCCCCGGCTATATGGGACACTACCGGTGTTATCATTCACCTCATTATTTCTCTGAGTGACCGTGAAGCCGGAGAGTGGGTCTTGCTGAAGTGGGCAAAGTTGCGGCTTCAGGTTCTGATGACAGACACCATCATTATGGTTGAAGGCTTCAACACTGAAGTTAAGCGGCATTACTCCGTAAAGCTCGGAGGTGAACGAAGGTCTGCCCTTGCGACATTCAGGCAGGTCACCATCAAGTCAGTCAGGTTCATTGACTCCATGAAGCTGCCTGAGTTCGTTCGAAGGCGTTTGACTTGGAAGGACGGGGTCAACGATGTTGAGCACAGCCGTGCTCTTCTTGAATGGCTTGGCTGGCCAGTCAATGTTGAAATTACTGAGCCGGACATGTCGGACCCTGTCACCCAGTCTTGGCGTGATTGGTTAATTTGTGGTTCTGATTTTCGAACTGGTATTTCACAGCTCCAAGTCCATTATGACAAAAATCTGGATCATCTGAGGGCCATGGCTCTTGAATATAAAAGGACGGAAACATATCAATCCATTGGAGCGGAATTAACCAGCACCTCCCGTTATTTTCAAAACAGGAAACCCGAGGGCCTGCCTGACGTGCAGGATGATGTGTGGGAGGTCCTGGGGACCATTTTTCGAAATTCTAATCTCACACCCTTCAACTACATAATCAAGATGTGGGAAAAGAAGTACGCCCTTGGCTTTTGGATGAAAACCCCAGGCCGTAAATCCAAAATGAAGAGAAGCGCCTTTATTTCCACTATAGGGTTTTCAAATTTTAAGAAGTTGTGGGCCAGGACATTTTATTATGCTTCTCAAATTGCCCCTGTAGCCCACGTTTCTGTGAAAGGGGAGGCTTTGCCTCCCAAAAAGTGGCAAAATGGGCTGGTGCGCTCAATTATAGGGTCTCCTATCACTCATTATATTATGTCGACCGTTTTCAATTATGGCCCCAATCATCATTTTGACTGGGAATCAACCCCTATAAAGGTCGGTATGCCTTTGAATGGACATTGGATGTCCGATCTTTTTGCGAAACATGGCCGTTTTGACATTCATGTTGAAGGCGATTTTACGGCCTTTGACTCCACTGTCGACGGTCCTATCATCGAGATCATCAAGGCAGTCCGAAAACGTGGGTACGATTATCATAAAGATAGGTCTGCCATTTGTGACTTGATAGACATCTCATATGACCAAGTCCTTTCGCAACAGTTAGGTCATACATCGACAGGCAACATTTTCCGTAAAGGGACTGGCGAAACTACTGGCCATTCATCTACATCAATGGATAACAGTATGGCCTTGACAATTTTGTACTTGGCCGCATGGAAAGAACTCACTGGGAAAAATGCCCGTGAATTTCTTTTCTTTAATGAGTTATCCTGTTATGGAGATGACCACCTTTTGTCAATTGCTAATTCCAGGCCTCGAGCTTGGAATCCTCGTAATATTAAGAGGGTCATGTCCCGGTGGGGCGTGACTAACAATTTGGAAGTTAAGCCTTTGGCTGAATGCGAATTCCTTTCTAAAAGGTGTGCCCGTGTTTCAAACACATTGGCGGCCGAAATGCGGGTGCACGGTGTTGCTCTCCGAACTTACGCCGTTTGGCATAATAAGGCCAAGCTAGTTGGCAAGTTGGTGGCTCCCGTCAAGAATGCAAACCCCAACTATCAAGTCAAGAGGTTGCTGTCTTACATAACCCTGACTGCACACCACAAAGATGTGTATGATGGGATTTGCACTGCCCTCGAGTCATCCTGGCTTAAGAAGGCCCTAGTGGCGTCAAAACTCAAGGTGCCTTCTTACACCCAAGTATTGAGGATGTGGTATAACCCTTCAGCCCAGCCTTTTCACCCGGACCCTGACCCTGATTCCCTTCTGATTAATGATGGGTCATTGGTCCAATATGGGGTGCCCACACTTGGTGACTATGTTTTGGCTGCTTTGTCTCAAGTGCCAGATTTGCTTAATCCAGTTGTTTTCAATATGGGTTTTAGCCGTGCATTTCAGTCTCAATTGGCTCCTCTCCTGGTTTGGGTGGTTGACTTCATAGCTTCCACCAATGGCACCCCTACTAGTGGGATGTTGAACTGGGCCCTGAGAGGATCAGTCTATTCATGGCTAGATACTGATGTTTGCGTACCTGGAACGTCCAGGTCGAATTGGTCATCTCTCCTGGTGCGACACTGGCTTTTCACCAGTTATTGCAAATGGGGTCCGAAATTCGGAACTTTCAGAATGGGCGAATTTCTAGTTCGCCGCATTTCGAATTTGCAATTCTTGATAAATGGATATGTGCACCGGGATTTTCCCCGGGTGGATCCTGCCCTTGACAAAGTCCTCGTGGCCGCACTGCTTGGGCTTGTTGTCCACGTTCCAGACTGGTTCCTTTTGATCAAGGGTGTCCACTTGCCTGAATTTTCAGTTATTTTTGATTATGCCTGGAATTGGGTCATGTCAACTATTTGGATGGCAGTGCCTTCTAACTACAATGAACTTGACCCCCTGTTTGCAGTCGATTTTAAGGCTCATTCTCCCTTGTTGATCACTGCACCTACTGGTACGGGCAAGTCTACTGGACTCATTTACCATTTGGCATGTCATGCCGCCATCGGTTTTCAAAAGGTGGTGGTAGTTGAGCCTAGGTCCCTACTTGCGGTAGGTTTGCGGGATTATATGGTTTCCACATATGGCCTCGATTGCACTGCTGGAACTCTCGGGGAAGATTTCAAGGAATCTGCCCGGGTCTGGTATATCACCC